GTGTACCGCAAGCAGGGGAAACTGGCTTCACTCAGAGAGCTTCTGGCACTACGGGAACAACTTAATAAAAGAAAATGACAACAGGCACAAACTTACAATTAACATATAATGAAGATACTGACTCTTGGAGTTATCAAAATGTAAACTATGAATACACACCAAGTAATGCAAATAGTTGGTCGGGATTTACATCACCAGACCCAGATTTTGAATACGCACCAACACAACCAGATACTTCACAACCAGATGGTGATGATGACCCATGTCCGGCAGGATATATATATGATGATGTATTAAAACAATGTGTTCCAGACCCAAATTATAGAGCACCTTCATATTATGGCGAGCCACAAGGTGGTGGTGGAGATGATAATCAAGGAGCAGAATTTATAGAGTTTGATGCAAGTACTCCAGAAGGTAGAAAAGCTATGTTTGAACATGGTCAAGATAAAGGGTATTTTGGCACAGATACAAGTAAGGGTGGAGCATATGAATTTTTAGGTGCACCAGAAACAGGTATGCCTTTTCCTATGTTAAAAGGTTTAGCACAATTTGGTGAAAATAGACAATATAATAGATACATAAATGAATTAAATAAATTAAATAATCAAAGATTAGCAGAAGGAAAGCCTGCAATATTAGCTCAAGCTGTAGGATTTTTTGGTT